TTAACATATTGCCCTTGAGAATTATTTGCAACAAATAAATTTTGTTCTGTAGTAGCCCCTACATTTAATATATTTCTGGCTCTTACAGTACCATCAATATCTAATGCAGCCGCAGGATTTGATTTTCTTATTCCAACATTTGTTGAACTTCCATCAAAATATATATTACTTGAAGAAGTTTGAATTATTAAAGAATTATCTAAAGCTGTAGATGAACTAAATTTAGGTAAATAATTAGTTGTTCCACTACCACTTATTCCTCCACCACCTCCTCCACCAGTACCATTTGCAGCAGCTGTTACTCTACCTTTAGCATCTACAGTAATATCAGCATTTGTATATGAACCAGCACTTACTCCACTACTTGCTAATGTAGTTGATATTGAAGTTGTACCAGAACCAGTTAAATCTCCACTTAATGTAATTGTTTGGTTTCCAGATAATTTATTATTAAATGTATTCCAGTCGGTTGAACTTAAATA